CCCACCCCTTGGTAGGGGCGATCAGGTTTTTACCTGACGCTCGGCGCCAGAACTACCGTCCGTCCGCAAAATGGACGAGTAGATGATCTTTAAGGAATTCATGTTTAAGCATTAATGCCCATGACGTTTCCGCCATGTAAGAGTGTGAATAGCCTCTTATGTGTGTTTAGAGTGGTGTTCCTAGGACCGGAACTAAAGAATAGTCAAATGGTTTGCAGCCGTGCCTGAGAAGGCAGACGTTCAGGGTTAAGATTGAGTGACCCGGATTACAGAGATGCTACCTGTAATGCCGAGTACAAAAGGGGCCCTGTAAAGCCCCCCTCCTTCGAGCCACCCGTGCGTAAAAGATATTGCAGATGAAAACCTTCAGGGTGCTTGATGAGGTCGGCCCTGATTGAAATTAAAGGAGAGGCGAGGGTATCGAATTTATACACCCGACGATGTAAATAATGAGAGCGGGCCCCGCTTAGCGCCAAACCTGCGTAGCATTAGGAATGAGAGTTCTGCTTAGTGGTGGCCAGTTGTCTGGCCATCCTAGCGTGGGCACTCGCCTATATGACGCATTTTCCGCCTTATACGTTGAGGCGCACAGTACGAGTGCAATCAACGAAAATCTTTTCTTATTTCAAAGGTTGAGCTTTGCTCGACCCGACGGCTGTGGTAAGCGAGACCACGGCACTGTCTAGGACGGATATATGCAATACGACACAACCGTAATCCCCACGGAGACTTGATCATCGGACTGGGTCGGGCGTGAAGGTTTTGGGTCGTTTTCGGAAGAGATCATACTTTAAGGGCGAGAAGCTGGGCCTAGAAAGCGCAGCCACCGTATAGTTTTCTGATCATCTGACGACGGCCGCCACTGCATCCGTGTGTTCACATGGCCGACGCATCGCGCGTCCGCTACGTATATGTTATCCTACTAGACTTTAGTCTTCGCAACTTAGGCGGGAACTGCTATAGTGCCGACCGGTATGGACCCCGGATTCGACTGGATTGCCACCTGTTAGGGCAATTACATGCTCTAATGGGACAAAATGCATCCCCAGTCTGAAGAAGGGAGAACTGGAACTTGCGCTTATCTAGGCGCACCCGGTGACCTGGGCATGCATATGGTGGAAATTCGCTCCACCGCCCTTGTATCGACTGGCCCCTTGGGTGGGGTCAGTAAGGACATTCCACACGTTCAACCCATCGTGAATAGCTCGATGGATGAGGCACAAACTGAGAGTGCGGGGCCCCTCGTTCCCAACCTCTCGCCGAGCAATATGACACACGCCTAGTATTTTGTGGAACCTAGCTAGTGCGTGAAACCCGAGAACGCAACGTCCAGGCATTTCGGGATATGGACCTGCCACCGGTCTGCTATGTCACACAAGTAAGCTACGGCCGATGCCAGTCTGACTGGAGTGACAAGCTGAACGACGGGTTCCCCTCTTTGTTACGAATTTATTGTTGTGTCGCCGATGCCGTTGGCTGCGGATAGGCTGACTTAGGAGAGACGTCGGATTACGGCAGAAGTACGTTGAAGCATAACCGTCCGGGGTTTGTACCGGGCTTCAACGCTATCTTGAGTTTTCCGTCGATCTTTTGTGTTTCGTGTCTGAAAGTGATACTAGGCTGGGCTCTGGGGGCCTCTGACAATACTGGCGCATGGCGTGGGGTAACTGGTGTTACTGGCTCAAGGGCTAAACCGCGGTGTGTGCTGAGACGATAGGAGGTTTTAAAACAAGGATGAACCGACGGTGGAGGCGTGTTAATCAGATGGGTTCTAGGTAATGCAGTGAAACGCCTTGTCTTCGGACTGTAAGAGCAAAGCGCTGTATGTACGTCGCAATAGTAATGAAAATGCGGCCTAGGACTGCTGAGAACGTCGTCGTTGGCAGACAAGAGCTTAGAGGATCAATTGGATGCGTGAGACATCGCTTAAGAGTCGCACGATGTATTAGGTTTGTAATGACTAATGCCGGGCTACCCCCGTATTACGCCAAGATGTATACGCCCGATCATGTGGGGACTGCTACCCCTAAGGCAGGCGACGAGAAATGGGTTACCGTAACCCGAAGAACGGTCGAAGTTCGCCCGAAGAAGACGTACGCGAGCCTGAACCGCGCAGGTGTGAAAGAGTTCCGAGGCTGTGTCCACACTCCATTGCCATCATGCCCCTTCGGGTGTGTTGGCAGGACCGCCCTGGTTCTCACGCCGAGTCAGGCTAGTCTCCGCTTCCTTACAGAAGCCTTCGAGGAGATTGGCAAAGACATTGGCCGCCAAGCCGACCTTGACCGTGAGGCTTTCCGTCCTGAGTGCTTTGGCGCTCCGGAAAAGCCTTTATCGTCTGAGGGACGCCTTAGGCAGATACGTGACCCGCGTGTCAATCATTTGAGTGCCCAGAAGGGTTGGTCCGTTCAGGCCACTGGCACTCCACGTTCATCTAAGAAGGAGAACTTACGACCGGCTGTCATCCGTGCCCGTCGAGAGTTGGGTGTGTCCAAGGACATACATCAAGCGGTTTCAAGAGAAGTCCATGCCGCACGTGAGGCGAAGTCATTCGTCCTCATGAACCTTCTTAAGCACGAAAGGACTCGTGCTGCACATGAAGTCGCCGAGCGCACTAAGGCCTTGTCAGCCGAGGTTGCTAGAGGCGCAACTAGGAACCCTGTCACGAAGGGTGTCAAGTTGGAACGAGCCCGTGGGTGGACCTCCACTCCATCCAAGGGCACTGCCCCCATCCCCGCAGGGATGCTGACCATTTACAAGCGAGGGCAATCGCTTATTAAGACGCCCAAGCGCGTTCCTAAAGCTCATGTTGAAGTGCATGAGCATGCCCAGACCGACTGTGAAGAGGCCCGGCTCGCCCGTATCTCGCGTCGTGATGCTACGTTAGCCAAACGTAATGTTGCGAAAGCGAAGATGGGTAGGCCGCTCTTCTCTAGTCACGAACTTCGTGAGATGTCGCTCACTAACCTACAGTTAGAAGCGAAAGTTCTCACTCTTTGTCCCTTCGAATCCTCTTGACCACACTCGGCAGGAGGGTCAGCCGCACAACCCGTCAGGCGTGCGGACATGAAGAAGGCCACAGTTACCGAAGTGGCAGACAATAGTGGAAAAGCTCGCAATCATCCTCTCGCGCCTTATGTCAACCTGGCGAATGAGGACTGGACCCAGATCCAGTTGTCCACTATCGAATATCTAATGGAGTTGGATAAGACACCTATTGTTATTCGTGAGCAACCAAACAAAAAGAATCTCTGCGCCCCTTATGTGGAGCAGCCTGAGCCGGGTCGTGAAACAAGCACGATAAAGGCTAGCGAAGTCTACGCTTCGCGCATTATGAAGAATCTGCATCAGATAGGACGCGATTCCACGATGGAGGACATTCATCCCCATCCCGGACCTGTCGAAGCGGAGACTTCCCCTGTGACCAGAGTGGTTCCGAAACCTGGATTTTCTTTATTGAAGATCCAGGATGCACTCTGTGTCACAGAAGACTGTGAAACCACTGTATGGGCGATATATGCAGATGGTGTGCCTGTGACCGATACTAGGTTGTTGGATTATGACCCTTCCGATTTACACTTCGGTGTTTTAATTGAAGGTACAGTCATGCCAACCGATCGGTTCTTCACGAAGACCTTTTCTTCCGTTGTAAGGAAGACGCCCGTAGTTGAAGGGACGACACGTATTCCGAGTCCCTCTCCAGACGATGAACAATCTTCCGTCACTCTTAAAGCTTTGCAAGATGAAACTAAGCACCTCCATGAAGTCAATGACGCACTGGGACAAGAGAATCTTGCTCTCTCTAGGTGGCTGCGGCAGCATTATGGGCCTTTCTTTAGCCCTGATCTGTCGTTCATACTAGACGTCTGTTCGGAGAAGCACACGGATCTTGTTATAGCAGGTGGACGCCCCGTAAAGTGCACTTCAAGGCACTACCCGCTAAACGAGGAAGGTGACATTGCAGTTTTTGATGCGCTTACGGAAATGGGCATTCAGTTGCACCATTTACACCCTGAGCCTGAGATCTGTAAAACTTACTGCGGTCATAAAGCTGACGACTTTCCGCAGGCCGCCATGGTGGCGCAGCATATCTCTGGTGTTGCTGCGCCTCCTCAACATGCTACCAGGGAAACTTCCCACCAGGAACGGGTCGATAATAAAGACGGCAAAACCCCTTCCAATGGATGTCGCGCTGCTGAGTACATCAGTTCGCAACGCGCTAAAAATTTGACAACTGCTGTCAAAGCCGCTGAGTCAGAGGCGAAACGCCTCCGCGATAACGTGTTCAATGAAAAACGTTACGTGTACTCAAAACCTGGCTGGATTGCCGGCGTCTGGAGTGCAGGCTACATTACGGTAGGCTCCAGAACATACCACTTCTCTAAACCGCAGTACAAGAACCTTCGGGTGTACGGATACAAAGGGAAGACCGCCGACCAGCTAAAACTAGAGGGCAGTCCCTCAGACTGGCTCCTCACTCCTCAAGGCTTGCGTGCCCTTTACGAGAATCAAAACTCCGCGCACAAGTACAAGATGGCCGAGGATATGGGGTACGAACGTGATCAATTCCAACGTTTGCTACCCAAAGCCATCAAAAATGCGACCTGGCTGACACACCGTTCCAAGTGGGACAAAGCCACGTCCGCGCCCAGTGACCCAGGACCTATTGTGGAGGAAGGCCGACGGTTGGGTTGTGAAGCTCTGGCCTCGGCCAACTTTGAACGGGTGTTAATCCCGCACAACCTTTCTGGCGATCTGAATCCTCATGTGGGGCCTCAAGTCACTGTGAGAGCCTTTGTAGAGCGTCTACGGTCGGAAGCCGTGTCAGGTGGTCACAAACACTTGGCATATGGCATCTCACATGCGCTCACTTGGGATTTCACCGCGTTGGACGAAGAGCCATTATCCGTAGAAAGTGAGTTCGTCTCCATCTACGTTGATTATCGTGCCTCGTCGCTTTCTTACAACGTCCTTGCTGGTTCTCCTTCTGTCAACTCTACGAAGGACGAATTGATGCTTGTATTCACATGCCTATGGCCATACAAGTATCGCAATGACGACATAGTAGCAAGGACATTCCATGACTATGTTGTCAAACCTTATGCCTATGGGTTTAGTTGTTGTCAATCCAAAGATCAACCCACTCCAAATCTGTCACTTGTATTGGCAGAAACGGAGGATTGTTTGGTAGTCTCAACTCCCCATGGCAATCTCGGATTAGCGTTCGGCTATATCCGAAAACATCATCGACCCGAACCTTGCGTGGCCCCGTGGGACATGGTGCAAGGCACACCACACACGATGACATGGCCAGACCATTGGCACTGTTGGTTCGGTGCGTCGATAGAAGACTGGTGGGGCGAGCTTGAGCTCCACACCGGTCAAAAGATCCCGTACGACGAAGTTTATAAAGCTGGTATCACGGCCAATTTTCGTCGAATGGATAAGCCTGATTTACGAGCCCCAAAGGCAGCCGCAAGCTGTGAAGCCTGTGGTCGTAAAATTTGCAAGACTGATTCTGGCTGCATAGTCTGTCACGTAGCGTATACCCTCAATAATCCACTCTCCCGCATAGTATGGGGAGAACATTGGACCAGAGGGGGCGTGACAGGCCAGAGCCGAATTGATTCCGTTCCTCTGCAATACAACCTTTCCGAAAACCGATGGATCGTCGGCGGTTGTTCAGGACTAGAGCTAGCGAGGTTAAATAGACTAGCAAAACCCTCAAATGGCAAGACGTGGATGGCCCTAGGATCATACTATAGGCAGGGACTGCCATATTATGATCTCGAGAACGCTTATAGGGGGGAGGAAACTTCTCCCTTTAGGCATTCAGGGTCTCAAGCACTCCACTGGCTTGACATTCCAATGGTTCCGGTGAATCCTCAGCCCGAACCATTCGACCTAGCTGGAAACTTTATAAAGACCATGCTGGATGATGTGCTACTCAAGATGCAAGCACATTCGACGACCCCTCTCGCGCGCAAAGTGGTGATATCGGCATCTCCGGATGGACCGCCGCCACCTGCGTCGCTCGGATTTATTCCCTTCGCGTTTAATTGTAATAGACCCGATTGGATTTCCGTACCTTTCAAGGGAGACGTCATGCCGAGACAATGGGCATATCTGAGAGTCATTGTCACAACCCTCGACCTAGACGAATGGTGGATAGTCAATGGTAGACATGTCGAGAGATGTGTTCTACCGCCCCTCGTCCAAGGCCGTATTTCAAGTTGGAATGAAGGTTCATTAGATCCACTCTTGTTGATGAGTGCACGTGGCAATCAACAATTCCTGAGTGATTCCGACTTCAAACGCTACTTCCAAGTTGCCGGCACATACGGCGTGGATGAGTGGGTACTGAGAAATTGTCCCTTGACAGTTTATCACCCTCATCCACCTTCACCTGGTGCTTGCTGGCATTTTCCACTGGATAGTGGCTGGCCCGACGCAGAGATCTACTGCGAAGGGTCTTTATTCTACTCCGGCGTCGTCAACCGACTGACGCTTTCCACGCATCTTCGGGCCTTGAAGATGGTGAGAGTCCCAAAGGGTAGTTGGGCAGACCATTCCTTCCTTGTTCATCGCGCAATGAATCAAGTTGAAGCAGATTTAAAGGACGTTCGCGTGATCCAGGACGTTCTTACCGAGTTCCCTAACAAGGAGAACCACCTTCTTATCGCCACATACGGCACACATGGCGATCGTGTGCCCGTTATGTATCTCGCCCGTGTATTACAGCAACTCGGTATACCCGTAGTTGTTTGTCACATGAAGCAGATGACAAGCGCTGAATTACGTTCTGTGATTCAAGGAGAGGTGCTTCAGCACCTAGGTTCCCTTTTCCGATTATGGGGACTCGGCCACTGTGGTTTCAAAGGCGTGTTAACACCACAAATCAAAATACCTGGCAACTCACGGATGTACGATCTAACACCGTGGGAGTTCGTAGAACCCGTCAAGTATAAGAACCGCCTACTTGCCTTTCTTGTTAACATGTTCGTTCGCTCTAGAACACCGAGCATCAAGATAGGCCACATCATCGGCTCCAATTTCCCGAGGAGTGCAGATGGCTGGAGACGTCTTCGTACTAAAGACATTTCTGGCAAAAACATAGGGTGGGTCGCAGGCAGCGATGGAGAAAACGCTGTCCCTCAATGGATCCGTGAATCCTACCCTCAAATAACAAACCCTGACCATACCGGCGAGGCCTTCCGTGGCTTCGGGTCCGTGTGGTGCAATGGCGGTCAAGGCATTGAGCAAACGTTGAGGTCCCTGAATATTATCGCCCTGATATATTCACCTGGCTTCGATCGTGGGCTTACCCTTGACTTCGACCAACGGCACTGTCATGAGCCTGACTACTCCGCCGTCCTCTTGGAACTGGAGGATATGGGTTTTGAATTTTCTCAAGTTTCAAAAACCCCGTTGACGTGGATCCGAAGCAAAGTAAGATTCATCAAACACCTAGACGTATGGAGCATCCCAAGACTGTTCCTGTTCTTGCTCAACTTGTTGTGGATCCCTCTGATTCACTTCAAGTTCTTTGCGTCTTTCCCTCTAAGTCTGTCCCTTACAAGGCTTGGAGTTTTCAATGTGCCGAAATACGCTGTCTGGCTCCTATATCGCTACCCGATATTGGGAGAATACTTCGGCCCCTACATGCTTTTGACCTTCACATTCCTCGCATTCGCGACTGTACAAGCATCTAAAACTATGAACGCGTCCATCACAGGAACCTATCTGGCCGTCAAGGTCACGAGAAAGTTCCCGTTCGTAGAACATATGATGATCAAGAATACAGTACGTCACGAATCGCTCGAGATGCAGTGGCAAGGAGATCGGAGAAATCTGGTCAATCCTTTCCGTGGAGTGTTAAAACCGGACACTGCGACGCGTGAGTCGCATAACCCCAACGAACTATGGATACCTATTCCGATAAATTATCCCGCCGTAGTTCGTAAAATGCTGAACAAGGAAGGAAGATACTCACCTTGGTTTAACTGCCAAACTGTCCTTCCGTCAGCCACAAATTGGGATCCAACTGTGATATTACTGGTAGTAATAGCACAACTCTTTATCGCGCCTACTACTTTTCTGGCCTATACGATTTTCCTCCTACAGAGGTATTGTACAACTAGATACTGTGGGTTGCCCCCAAGTTCCTTCTTCCGGTACGGCACTAACGACGAGTACCAGGAACTAAAAGACGCCGAAGAGGAAAGTTCACGTGCAAGTCAAGCACTATACCAAGCAATGCTCGAAGCTCAAGTAGAGTATGCTAGTGAACTCGAGACGGATCAAGCCCTTATTGATGCACGTCAAAAATTTAGGGATGAGTTATTCAAGATAGGCATGTTAACGTTTGAACCGGGCTGCGAAGCCGCGTTACGTGCCATAACCATCTCTGATGAGGACGGTAAATTCCTCAATACCGTCCTAAATCCGGATTACGACCCGTCCATCGTAATCTATGAAAACACCCTTGACCCTACCGAAGATTTCGATGCCGCAGATATGCTTAGACACGCTGCTGACCTTGTGCTTCTGGCGACCAATGCCGGAATGCCTAGGAATGAAGCAATGCACTATGCAATTCTTGCCATACGCAAAGAAATCCTGTCCTGGAAGGTCCCGGAGCCTGATGCCGAGTGGAAGACAAGATTCACTACGGACAAAATCGAGCCCATCAACGACTTGTTAGCAAAATTATCGAAGTTCATTACGAAATTTTCTAGCAAGTCATACATCGGTGTAGAGGCACTTCAAACTCTATACCGCTGGCTCGAGGCGTTAGGCGCCAAAATCAAAACTATAGCCCTCAAGGCATACCAGCTCTTAGTTTATATCTCCGATTTGATTATGTGGGCAGGACAAGGCTTATGGCTCGCTTGGAGCGACATAGCCGTCCCGCTACTAGATCATTTGTTCTCAGGAGAGATTTTAAAAAGGGCAAAAACAGCATGGCCAACCAAAGAGGTGCTCCCGAACTCAACTGTATCGGCTCAAAAACGATTACAGCAGTCGGTTGTTATGCACACATACTCTAATCCCGGTCTATTTTTCGAAGACCGTTGGCATGCAAAAAACGCCAACCTTTCGTCCCTCGCACAAAAAGACGGAAGGCCTGGCCCCTCTGGTGGTATCGGAGGCGCACAGCACCGACCACTACGGGTACCCCGAAGACCAGTCATGGCAGCTTCTGAAGCTGCGGCACGACCCGGACTGGATCTGGAAGGAGGATGGATAGAGGATCCATACCTCACTGATCGTGTCAACTCGTACATCGCCCAAGGTGTACCACAGTTCTTGGACGGCGTTTATCAGATCTACGATAAACCCGAGAAGATGTTTGAGACCAGTAGTAGGTACTGCTACTACGGACTCGACTTTGACCCTAGCCAAGAACAGATCCCCCCCGTCCTGTCTGATCAAGACCTCGCACAACAGGACGAAGTCGCGCGTGCTATGTACAACGCATACCCCGAGCAATTCACAAACCCAAAGCTAACTCATACCGAGGCTCTACTCAGGTATTACGAGTGGCAACGACGTGCCGGCACTCCATGGGAGAGGCACTATCGGTACCGATGGGAAGCGTGGGAAGCCGGATGGGGTTATGCCGTGCTCAACGAAGTAGTACGAGAGCGTGAAACCGGAGTCGTCGAACATGCAGCCTTTGGCTCCTTCACCAAGTCACAACCTGTCCTACCTACTAAGAAGCCCCGTGGGGTTACTTATATGGAGATGACCAAGTGGTTCAAAGACATGACTGAGCAGTTCAGCCAGAACATGAGAAACACTTGGCGCACAACATGGATGGGGAAGGGCATGCCTATGAATCAACACATGGGCGAAGTTTTTCGACGTCTCGCAGAATACGAGGTAATTTTCGAATCTGACGCAACAGAGGCAGATTCCCGTTTCGAAGCCAAGCAATTCGAAACTCTTTCTCGGCTCGCCTATTACGGTTGGAACGATGAGATCCTTGCATCGATGAAACGTAGTAGGTATGAAGCCATTCAGGATTCGTGGGTGTTCAATTTGCATGTGCCTGCAGGCACACACCCAAAAGCGTACCTGAAACCCCTGATGCGACACCCTAACGCTGCCAAATATTCCAACGTCACAGTCAAGAAGCGTGGTGGTGCAACTGGTTTGAGTGACACCACATCGCTCAATACCTGGTCTATCAAAGGCCAATTTTGCAACACCTGGCTTGACTATTGGAAAGCGAAAGGGGTGAGGAGATACGCATCGGAGTTCTTTGACAGGGCGAAAGTCTTCCTCGCCAACACCGGTGACGACAACGTTCAGGGCTGGAACATATCAGCTTTGTTCGCCGGTGAGTCAGAAGTCGATTGGGACTTGTTCATAGAGTGCGCTCGGCACAACCAATTAGACTTAACCATGAACGTTCTCACGGATGTTAGACAAGCCACTTACCTCGGTAAGCATTATAGGCCGACAACCCGTGCAGACTTCAAAGCCCTAGCCCGTACCACTCAAATTCTCAGAGAAAACGGGGTGCTAGGCCCAGACCAGGAGATTCTTGATCCGATCACTGGTCTGCCCCCTAGCGGCGTGGTGTATCAAGACATCAGCGCCGCCCTCGCGAAAAGCACTGCCACGAATGCTCACAAGCAAGTGCAATATCGCGATCGTTACCTTCTTGCCAAGATATCCCAGCAAGTAGGACATGCCGCTTTAGCAGCGTTTGTACCCAATTTTTACAAACAGAAGGCCAATGAATACTTCTGCGACGTAGTTCGTTACCTCGCAGCTGCTGCGTTTCCGCATTCCTGCCGAGACGCCAACGGTATCCCTACCATGCCCCAAGGTGATGAGTACGACTTCATCGTCTCTCACCTTCATATTGGGCAAGAAGACGTCGGACAACGATTCCCGACATTCCGGATTCACCCGCATGTGAAACCCGGGGAATGGAAGAAAAGAGGTTTGCCCACCGAGTTCACCTCACGTTTACAAGAACTCTCACGTGCACAGTTTCCCCGATATAGCAAGATCATCAAGGATCACTTTTCGGCGCAGAAAAAACCCCCCGACTACTTCGACAAGCTTATGAAGAAGTTGAATAAGGGCATCATCGGTATCGATGATGGTGCAAAATACACGCTCGATCGCTTGATGGAATGGACCCGCATGCTGCCTCGGCAGCTCACAAAGGGCAACATTCCTACCCTAGACATGGTTTATCCTGACGAGATCTGGCCGTACGGATCTGGATTTACCGAAGCCTTTGTCTACCTCAAGCTAGAAGAAGAGCTTTCATCGCAGCCTGGAGCAACTGTCACTTTTGCGGAATTTGACAAGAGAGTCAACCAGTCTCAATACTCCGGTGTATGTTATGCTGCCGCACGATACCACTCATACACCACCCCTCAAGGCAGAGCTGAACTGCACCGCCATCCGATGTTCGTATACCAAAATATGTGTGTAATGATTACCGTTCTGTATTCATTCATGTATTACGTCGAACAATGGATCCTCAGCCTCCCCTTCATTGGATTAGCTTATGGGATCTTCATGTTTACAAGAATCGATCTTCCTAAAGTCTATTCCGTGCTTTCTGGCCTAGCCTGGCACCACCTCGCTCGAAGTGATCCGACAATCTCGGGGCTTATGCCTCGGGATATCTATCTTTTGAGTAAAAGGTATGCCGACTATGTCACAAGTCTCCTACCAGTTCATGTAGGATACATTGCACGGTTTGATCTACTATTGGCGGCAACGTACTCGTCAATGGTATGGATAGGAAAGATCTTCCAACATGCCTCAAGGATTAAGCCATCCACCTTCTCCCATGGTTCACATCTGCAAAACGAGTGGGACCCAGTGGCCGTAGAAGTCTTCCACAAAGCCTTCACTACGAGTCCACCGGTCGCCTCAGTATCTGGACCAACTGGAACGGGCAAGTCTACCTGGCTTGTCTATTCCCTCCACCGCCTAAACGACATCGAAAGATCAGGTGACGTTTGGGTAGTAGCCCCAAGGAAAGTGCTGCGTGACGATTGGGGTCTGCCTTCCTTCTTCGGAATGGGAGACGACTCCACAAAAGGGGAAGAACGGAACTGTCGGTTCCAAAAACTCCGCGCCAGCGTCGTGAAGCGACCAAACGCACGCATATTCCTATGCACATACGGGCACTTTATCGCCCGCCTGAATCAAGGTCAGGTTAATGATGAAGACTTCGTTTGCTTTGACGAAAGTCACGAGGGAGAAGCAAACATGATTTTAGCTGCGGATATATTAGGCAAACGTAATATACCTGTTCTGTATCTCTCGGCGACACCCGCGCCAGTCAAAGGATTGAATCTCGGGCCTCTCATAGATTCATCCATACACGTCAACAAAAAGTGGCACACGCTGACTGTTGAATTCCCCGAGGGCTCGAGTGTGATCTCGATGCTTCAGAGCGCATATGCTGAAGACAAAATCGATGAACGCCTCGGGTTCTCCCATCAATCTGCTATTCAGAGGACAATTTTGAAAGTCTGTACCTACTCTGAAATAGACAAGACTCTAGCTGCCCTCGATGAGCTAGCCAAAGGTATGACGCTTCCGCCGCGTGTTGAACTTTCAGGTCGAACCAACACCCCTGTGGAAAAGGAGAGGAGAGACAAGATTCTCCAAGGAGGCACCTATATATGCGTGACCAACGATATTATTCTAGCGGGCTACGACATTAAGCCGCCGGGATATCTGCTAGTGGACTGTTCCACCACCATCCAGCAGCACGAAGGACTCCTCCAAAGGCCATCCCCGAGCACCGCCACGCAGCGTGAACAGCTGCATGGGCGAGTAGGCCGTAATAGTTCCGACCGTCCTGGGCTAGTTTATTGTACCGAACTAGCTGGCACAGGAATCGCACGCCAGAAATACCCTTCTGGCAGCTCCTTCGAACATGAAGTTGTAGCCCGTGCATTTTCTTTCCCTCGTTTGCATCCATTGCCAGTGCAGACAACCCAAAAATGGAACTTCTTTGATATCCGCGACGATCGCAATTACGATCCCCTTATACGAAGAGCATTATCTTTCGTATTCCTGGCAGCAATGTCAGGTGTCGCACCACGAGATATGAAGAATTTCTACTTCAATCACTGCCAACGTGGTCTTCCGCTCTCTGAAGACTATGAATGGTTAGAAACAAATCTTGACTGGTTCCGCAAGTCATCATCCGCTTCGTTTCCTCACTGGGACTATGTCCTAGGCGAGCTACTCCGCAATCCATATGTGGTGAACACAACACATGTGGAGGGCGGGGAAGCCTGCCCGTTGGGAGACAACACTGTGTACTGTAGCGCCATCTATCCTGTCGCGAGCCAATGGAGAAATTACCTTTCTCTGTCGGAACGTGGCAAGGACCTGATCACTAGAGGACAGTTCTCAACTGAGGCCGAAGCATACGATGATATCAAGCAGGACTTGACCAACAAGATTTCCCGTCTTGAAACACTTCTCGAAAAGGAAAGGTTCAAGGCGAAGAAAACCGAGCAAACGCCAGAGGAACGGGCGAATACAGGCCGCTTATTGCTCACCAAGAAACAAGCCCTTTTCAAGGCTGCCACAGATCTACAAGTGGTTGAAGAGGCAAAGCGATACGAAGATCTACATCGCGTCGCTTTAAAAGCCAAGGCTCTTGAACATGCACACGAAACAATTACTCGTGCTGCCGTTCAGGACTTGCTTCAGAAAGCTGAAGCCCGCCGTAAGGCCTACGTCGAGTCCGCGACGTTACGTAAGGAAATGCAGCAGCTTACATATCTTTTCAAAAGTCCTACCAAACATGAGGTAGAACTAAGATATCTGCAATTCCACGGACTCCCTAGCGTTGATAATGAGGATAAAGAAGTCTTACGTCCATTGTCGTTATCAGAGCTCCTGAAGCTTCTGATTTCGGCTGTCCATGACAAAGAACTTTACCTTATATCCGCCCTCACCGCTGTGCTCCAAGAAAAGCATGGCCCAGAATGGAGTCGCCGCACATGGTTGCTACGTGCCATATACCCTTGCATTCCAGGACTCCTGAAGTACCTGGATGTACGGGTCGCATTTGTAACCAATAATGTCCGTATACAAGAAATACAGACCGCGACTACGTCAGCTGGAGGCGCCGTTTCCAGCACACATTCGCTTGATCTAGACCGAACTCGACTCGAAGTCTTGTTCACGTCTGGGACCTTAGACGCATCACGCGCATCAGGCACCAACCCGGCTAGCCACCAATGTTCCCAATAAGATGGCTATAAATTCGGATTATGACGTTAATTGGCGAGATCCTTAAAGTGTCGTAACGGATAATGCCCCATGCCCTACTTCGGTGGATAAATCATGGCGACGGAACTGGACGTACTTACCTTTGTTTGGCCTGCGCTTTAACACGTAATGGTGAAAGAAATCGCATGTTGACAAGGCAGCTGAGCGCACAGGACTGTTGTAGGTAACGGACATATAAAGGTAATTGGGCGGGTGCAAAAGGACTCCTAATGCACACCGGCCTCTCTCAACACCCCGGGCAAGAATCGCCCTGCAGAAATGCAAAAGAATCTGTACTTTCGTTTCTCCTGATAAGGGAGTTTGTTAGGTGCGGAACCTGCTCACGTGGCGACACATGAGTAGTATTTCGAGTGTAGTGGAAAAGCAATGTGAAACACTGCTACATGAAGACTCACGTAGAATACCCAGGTAACGAGGTAATCGTGAAATTCTACTAACTGGATCATCCGACTGCTGAAATGCGTTCGGACGGGGGAGCCCAAACAAGTCAAAGGTTTAATGATCATTAAACTTTTCCTTTGACCGCTGTTCTCCAGTGATAAGTTAGGACCAAGCAAGTGCTGTAACTGTGGCATCCTCGCGGTCCTGTAGACACTTGTTCAAGTGTAGACAGTCAACGGAGTAAAGCTATTGCTTACCATTAAGTCAAGCCTCGCGCTGCTATCCATGCCCCTCCGATCTCTCATAAAGAGGACGGAGTGTCGTATTGGTGTGGCAGGAGATGTAAC